ACTCATCTAATTTCTAACAGGGGGAGGAGACATTTATCCCCTCCCCCTGCCACAATTTAATTTACTATGCTGTTCTATTTCCCATAACTCCAAATGCTCCTCTTACATCTGTTCCTAAAGCATAAAGAGCAGTTAAAACTGCTTCATATTTAACGGTTCCATAACTTCTTAAGAGTGTTCCCTCTGTTCCTTTCTCAAATTTTGGAGGTTGAATTTCAAGCCTATAAAGATTTTTTGTACTTACAAAATAAACAGCATCAGAAGGAATATGATAGTCAAGAATAACTTTAGCAGCTCCGCCCATAAACTCTAATCCTCTCCAACCTCCTTGAAGTGTTTCAGTAGGAGTAAATCTTACTTGTGCTTGAAGAATGCTTCCATATTTGTTAAAGAGTGTCCTATTCATAAAGAGAACATCACATTCACCAAGTTTATTTACTGCTGAATAAACTCTATACATATCAGTAAGAGTAAGAGTAGTTGCTGTGCCAGGAACATCTTTAACTGCTTTCCAAGTTGGAGTTGTAGAAACATCAATTCCAGCAAAATTATTATCATTAACGATTGCCATTAAACCAGCAACAGCATCTACTGGATTTCCTGCTGGAGTTGCTCTTACAACATTAACTCCAGCAGCAAAGGATTGAGCAGAAGCAATAGTGATTACATTTCCATTAACAGCAGTAACTTGGACAGCAGGATTAGTTCCAATTTTAATGTAATCACCTGGAGTAAGAATATCTTCTGCTGTAATATCACCATTATCTGTTCCTAAATTGTAAGGGACTAATTCAACTGAAGTTGTAGATGAACCAGCAGATGCAGTTTTACCAATAAAACCAGTTCCATCACCTACAAAATCCAAATTCAAAACATAAATCATATCTTGCATTAAATCTTGAGTAATCCTGCTTAAATGATTAACAACTTGTTGGTCATCTGGAACAGAGAGAAGTTTTTTATTAATTTCTATACTTCCACCATAGAGTTTAACTTGATAAGTTGCTTGCTCATATTTTGCTTCTCCTCTACCTACTGTACTTTCAGAATCAGGAATACCATAAACACCAGCGTGTCTTGATGTTCTAATAGGAACATAAACTTCTAATCCTTTTCTTTCAAAAGGAGGAGTTTTTTTAGCGACGAAGTTGTATAAAAGAGTTTTTTGAGCTACATTCTGCCCCACAAATGGTTCAATAACCTTTTCTAAAAGGGCAGAAAGTTTAGATAAATCATACATGTTAGTTTAATAGTAGTTTAAATTCGACCAATTAATGGAAATAAACTAATTAAAGAGATGGTTTAGTAATTTTGGAGGAATTCTTGAATTCTTTCGTGAAGAGGTTTTTCTTCCAAACTTTCTGTTGTAATTGTTGCTGAGGGAATTCCTCTTTCTGAAGGAACTGTTTTCTTTTTAAGTTCAGGAACTTTTGAGAAGAATTCCCTATTCATATCAAAGTATTCATACTCTAAATCAATGTAATCTGGCCAATTTGCTCTATCTTCTCCATACTTTTTAATTAGATGTTCTCTCAATTTTTCATAATCAAACTTTGGAGCATTTGTTCCATCATACTTTTTACTTAAAGTTTCAATAGCTCGTCTTAATTTCTCTTCCTCTTCAATATAGGTTTGTAATGCTTTGCCAAATTCAGTAAAGAAATCTTGTAAATCTTTCTTTGTCACCAATCCCAAATTTTCTCTCAAATATTTGATAACTTCTTCTTCAACTTTTTGTTCTGGAGATTGCTGAGAAGTTAATTGTTCTTTAAGTTTTTTTAATTCTGCTAATTCTTGGGACCTTCTTGTGAATTCAGGGAGTAAATGTTCATAATTTTTAGCCTTTTGTAAAATCTCCTTCAATTCACTTTCTGTAAATTTTTGTCCCTCAATTTCAAAAACTCTCTCTTCTGGTTCTTGAATTTCTTGATTTTCAACTTGTTCTGTCTCAATTGAAGGAGTTATATCTTCTATAACTTCTGAAACTTCAGAATGGAGTTGCCCTCCTTGTTCTGAAGTTTCTAAATTTTGTATTTGTAATTCGTCCATTGTTTTTAGGAGACTGATATTGTGGAATTGTTCCCTTTATAGGAATTTCCACAATATCTTGGTCTTTTAACTTAATTATACACGACTTTTAATGAAAATCAAGTTATTACTCACCTCCTAATAAACGAAGGATTAATTCATCTACCCAGTCTCTTCTCATTCTTGCTCTTTCCTCAATTGCTTCTGGTAATGGAAGTTCAACTAACCTTCTTTGTTCTTCTGGAACTACAAGTTTTTCAATGATTTGTGAAAGTGGTTCCCTTAAAATGGCTTCTGGTCTTACTGGAGAAGGAGGAGTGGGGATACTTTCACCACTAACTGGAGGAGTTGGAACACCACCCACACCTCTAATAACTCCCGTTGGGGAAGGAGGAATAACCCTTGCTGGCTCAGTTATTTCTCTTTCTGTCCTTGCAGTTAATGTTTGTGTAATTTCTCCTGGCAAAATTGTTGTTTCTGGAACCTTAACTTCGACCCTTGGAGAAACTGGAGTAGCAACTGCTGGTTTTTCTGGAGTAGAAACACGAGTTGTTGCCAATATAACATCAGGAGAAACTTTTGTTGATGTTTTTGATTCTTGTCTTGGCTGACTTACTTGTTCTCTTGTAATTACAGAAGGAGATACAAAAGTTCCAGTAGTTTCTGCTCTTACTGGCGCAGTTCCTGTTCTTGTAGTTCCTCCCCCTCTAACAATATCACCAATATTCGCGGTTAAAGATTTATTTATTTCACCCAATGTTCGACCAATTCTTTGTGTTACAGGAACCAATTGTCCCCTTATTGTTTCTGCTACTTTTGGAAATGTAGCAATTATAAATGGTATTGCTCTTGCTAAAATTGATAAAATTGGCGACATATTGTGAAATTTTAATTAATTACGACTAAATGACATATTTAGAAACCTTTGTATTTTCAGTTTTTTTCTCTGGTAAATTTTTTTCTTTTGTTTCTGCAAACTCTCTTAAATCTTCTTCTGACATTGATTCTGCCACTCTTCGTACTTCTTCACTTACTTCTGATGGTTTTATTCTACCTTCTTTCACCAATAAAGCCAAGGCCATAAATCTTCTTTGTTTTTTAGATTTCGCTGGCATTTTGAATTTCCTCTGTTAGAGGAAGATTTTCAACATTTAATTGCGACCCTAATTGTGTTTCCATTGCTTTTTCTGCTTCTTTAAGTGGAGATGGCCCCAATTTTAACTTTTCTCTTACTTCCTCTGCTGTCACTATACCCATTTTGTAAAGTTCTAACAATCTTTGGATTTTACCTTCTTCAGTATAAGCCAATCCACTTTCAATTTCAATTTTTATACCCCATTTAGAAGTTATCGGAATAACGTTTTTGTCTTCTTGCCATTCTGGATGAAAATAATAAGCATCTTCACTGATAAGTTTTAAAGGTTCTTCTTCACCAGGCAAAAGAAGGAATTTATCAACATATGTTTTTTCAATAATCTCTAAAATTTTATAACCTAATTTTTTCAAAATTTCTGAAATTTTTTCAACATAGTTTTGCATATTTCCTAACTCAATTTGTTTCAAACTTTCTAATGCTTGCCAACCTAATTTTTTAGATGGTAATTTACCAAAGCTTAAAACTGCAATACCTCGTTCATCCATAAAGGTGATGAGAGAGTTTAAATAAGCCATAACTGCCGGAGAAAGTGGAGGAATATCAAGCCATTTTGGTTCTCTTCCTCCTTCATATCTTATTCTTTCTCCGTGTTGGTCTAAAATTCTTTCAATTTTACTCCCTTTTGGTTCTAAAAGTTTTCCTTGTGAAGTTGTATAAACAAAATGTTTAATATAGGCCATAACTAAATCAATTTCACGATTGAGAGGAATAAGTTTTTCAACTAAAGAAGTTCCATATAAAGAATGTCCTTCTTCAAATGTTATGGCTACAAATGGGAAATAATCAACTTCAACTGGTTCTCTTAACCATTTTCCATCTGCTACTGTTCCCATAAACCATCTGTTGCCATCTCTAAACCAAACTTCTTTGATTAAAACAAAATTCTTCTTTTCATCGCTAAATGTGATTTGGTCATAAAACTTTTCTTTTATCCTTTGTTCCATATAATCGCTATAACTTTCTCTCCTTTCAGTTTGTAAATTTTTAACAACATCTTGATTATAAAATTCATTCATCATTAACTCCTCTTTTGTTTTTTTAACAACTTTGATTAAAAATCTTGTTTGCTCTAATGTTTCAATGTTAAGGTCGTGGTAAATGTTCCAAGGATCCCATTCTTCCACAAAAAGATTATCTTCCCTATCAATTCCAGCTTCTAAATAAGCAACCTTATATTTTAATGCTCCAGCAACTGCTTTTTTAACTTTATTTTGAATTTCTAAAGTATCATATAAACTTTCCATCGTTGAATTCATTTTGTCAGCAAGTTTTATATAAAATTCGTTAATTTTTTCTGGTAAAGGATAAAATTTCCAAATTGGTTTATTAAAGAAGAGAAGGTTTAAAACACTTTCAATTTGTTTTTCGGCTCTTGGTATTGGTATAGGGTTTATTCCTTTGGCAAATGTAGGTCTTACCAAGCTTATATTTCCGTTTTCATCAACTTTAGCAATTCTATCAAAATGAACTCCATCTAAAAATCTATCAACAATATACCAGCGCATTTCATAACCCAACCTTGCTTTTGATGTTTTTTGTAAAATTTCTTCAACTTCTTTTGCGTCCATAGTTTTATAAAGTTAATTTTTCGTTTTCTTTTTGGATAAGTTTTAAATAAGTTTCTGGATCAATTTCTTCTGGTGACAATTCTGTTTCAATTTTTTCCTCTTCTTTTTTCTCTTCTAAAAGCTCTTTTGCTTCATAAAAATTTTGTGCTTTTAGAATTACTAAAACTTTCTCAATCAATTTTTCAATTTTCATCAAAATTAAAGTCAAAAAAATAATGTAAAGTAAATTAATCAAAAAAATTGTGATTAAAAATCCTAAAACCATTGTTAAATTGTTAAACCTTGATTAAAAATATCTTCCCCTTCTTCTTCTAATTGTCGTAAAATTCTTGCTTTAAAACTTTCTTGCTGCTCCCTTTTAATCAATCTTTCTTCTTCAGATTCAAATTTTACCATAAAATCTTTTAAAAGCGAAATTGCCATTTCTAAAGCATCTATTAGGTCATCGTGCTCCCCAAAAGGATAGGATAGAAGTTCATCGTAAAGTTCGTTAAAATCTTTATCTTTTTCAAAAATAACTTGCCCATTTTGAAAGTAAATTGACATTGACAAAAACCTACTCCTTTTATCTTTAACCCTTTTGACAAAAACAGGATTTAAAGCAAATCTTCTTATTAACTCTTCTCCTACCACCCTCTGATAGCCTACATCTTCTATGCCTAAAATGATTGTTTTTCCCAATTTATCGTAAAGATTGTAAATTTCACTGATAAGATTGAGGAAGGTATTTAAACCTCCTCTGAATTTTTTAGCCATTCTTACGCTTACATTGCCATCTTTTGTTAATCCTACAACCACAATTGCGTTAAAATCTGCTGTTTCTTTCTCTGAAACTGCTAAATCTGTCCCTATGGCTATTAAATCTAACTCTTTAACATCTGTTTTTTCAAGTTTTAACCATTCTTTTTTGAAAATTTCTCCTTCTTCTGGAAATTTACATTCATAAAGAATGTCAAAAAATGGTTGTTTTTTCATAAGTTCAACCTGTTCTGGTGTAATTCTGCCTTCTTTTAAGCCAACTTTGTAATCAATGACAATTTTGTTAAAGGTTTCATCATTAAATGATTGCCAAAGATGGTTCTTTTTTAAAGGATTAGAAATTTCAAGTAAAAATGGATTTTTGCTATCTCCTAACATTCTTAAAATTCCTGCATATGTTTCATCTGATATTAATGCACTTTCGTCTAAAACAATGTTTTCTGCTCCAAAACCCATTAAAGAATGTAAAGGATTTTCTTTAGTTGAAAATGCAGATAAAATGTAGATTTCTGAAAAACTTTGATATTTATAAATCTTAAAAGTTAGTCTATTTTTACTCCTTTCTCTTCTTAATCTCTCTAAATTTTCTCCTTCATCAGTTTGAAGTTTTGAAAGAATAAACTCATTATCAAAACAATGCTCAATAATATAGCCCATAATAATTCGTGCTCTTTTTTGTTCTGGTGCTACAATTGCCCATTTCTCGGGATAAAATAAACATCTTGTTAATACTGCTAAAGCAGTTGTAAATGATTTTCCATACCTTGTAAAGGCTAAAATTATATTTCGTGGATGTTTTTTATAAAAAATCAAATCAAAAATCTCTAATTGAGAAGGTGTTAATTCAATTGGATTTCCGTAAGAATCTTTATAGAATTTCCTGACAAATTGGAATGTTTTGCTATTCTTGAGATTTCGGCTCATTTAAAAATTGGTTTAAAAATTCTTCAATTTCTTCGATTTTTTTGGCTTTTAAGTCTATTTCAACTTGGTCTTTTGCTTTTCCATAAAGTCTATCTAAAATGTCTTTGTAAAAAGTATAATTTCCAGAAAGTGCTTTTAAAAGGCCAACAATTACAATGTATTCTTCGATTGTTTCTGGTTTTTTAGGAAGTTTTCCAAATCTTTTTTCAATTGCTTCTCTAAATGGTGTTAAATCTTTTTTTTCTGCCAACGTTTTGATGGCGTTTTTAAATAAAGTAGAAAAATGCTTTGCTCCAGGAGGTTTTCCTTTAGGATTCCCACTATAACCAGGTAAAAATCTCCCTAATTTATCTCGTTTAGGCTTCTTCTTATTCATCTCTTTCTGAATTATAACAAATTCACTTTTACTTCCAAAGTTTTATATAATTTAAAGGAAAATGAAAATTGAACAAAGAAAATTAAGCGATTTAAGATTTTGTGAATATAATCCGAGAACAATAAAGCCAGAAATTCTAGAAAAAATCAAAAAAAGTATTTTAAAATTTGGCTTTATACAACCACTTGTTATAAATGAACATACTTGCGAAAAATGCGGTGATAGAAAAAATGTGGTTATTGGAGGTAATCAAAGATTAAAAGCTCTTTTAGATTTATTTGGACCGGAAAAGATTGTCGATGTTGTGATTGTAAATTTACATCTAAAAGAAGAAAAAACTCTTAATATAGCACTTAATTCATTAAAGGGTGATTGGAATTTTTTAAAGTTAGATGAAATTTTGCAAGAATTAAAAACAGATTCCGAATTGTTTGATCTTTTAGGTTTTGAAAAAGATTTTGAAAAAATTTTTAAACCGTTTAATTTTGACGAATTAGAATATTCTCAAGGTGAAATAAAAACAAAAAAGTCAAAGTTTTTAGAAGTTAGAATTTATATTCCTGTTTCTATTTCTGATTATCAACAAATTTTAAATGAGATTGAAGAATTGTGTCAAAAATTTAACATTACCAAAAAAGTTTTAAAATGATTATTTTAGTAAATCCAATGTATTCAATTTATCAAAATTTAAATGCAGATAGTTTTTATATTTTTACGAAACTTCTAATCACTCAATTAACTAAAAAGTACAAAGACTTTTATTTTTTATACATTTTTCCTGACGAAAAAAGCGGTTTTGTTTATCAAGACGACGGTTTTTTCGATAATCCTAACGTTATCGTAATTAAAAAACGAATGGTGAAAAGAAAACTTGACAATGTTTTAGATTTTCCCTTTGTTTTTTGGAGAAATTTTTTTGACAATTTTACTCCCGATATTATTTGGTCACATTCTGTTGAAACTTCTCACTTTTTTTATAATTTTGTCCAATCTTTTGAAGAAGGTATAAGATTTAAAATAATTAATCAACACCATTATGTTTTACATCATACTTTGCCATATCCAGAAGTTTATATGTTGCCAGCTCAATTTCAACAAACTGCTTGTTTTTTGGTAGATATGAACATTTTTAATAGCCATTACTGTTATAAGATGATGGTTGAAAATATGAAAAAGTACTTGAATGATGAAACAATCGCCAAAATGAAATATAAAATTATCCATTTTGCCCTTTTAGACCCTGATTATTATCCTAAACCTCAACCTGCTGATTTAAAAAAAATTAAAATTATCTATAATCATCGTCTTTCGGATTATAAAAATTACCAGATCACTTTTAAATTGTTAAATGAACTATGGAAAAAATATCAAAATTTTGAAGTTTTTGTGACTAATCCAAATGCTGAAAATTTTTCTAAAATTTCACATTATCCATTTGTTAGAGGAATTTCTTGTGCGAATCATAAAGATTATCTTGAAATTTTAAAAACTTGCCATTTAAATATCACAAATTCTCAACATGAAACATTTTGTATATCTGCATTAGAAAGTTTGGCAATGGGGCAAATTTTAGTTGCTCCTAACGGTATTACATTCCCTGAATTAACTTATCCTAATTATCCTTTTCTTTTTAACTCTCTCGCAGAGCAACGAGAAATTTTAGAAAAAATCTTCTCTAATCCTAAAATCATTGAGCAATATAGAGAGGAAATTTATAAAAAAACTTGGGAAAAATTTTATTACGAAATCATGGTTCAAGAATACTATAACCTTTTTACTCAACTAGAAAAAGAATATCGGTTGGGAAACTTTAAAAAGTCAGTTTTTAAAGTTCTCAATTACATCAAAACATTAAAAGGCTTTAAAAGTCTCAAAGAATTATCTACCATCTTCAAGCGTTTCAATTTAGGGCAGCAAGCTTTTCCTTTGATTAAGATTAAAAAACTTCTAAATTCTTTAGGCTATAAAGATTATTTTCATAACTCCGTTCAAGGCATTTTTTTTGAATAAGTTTAAAACATTAAGCTTTTTTATTGAAAATCAGAAATCGTTATTTAAATATTTCTTTTTGGCCTGTTTTAAACCTCTTTTTTCTCGTTTCATAAAAAGTTGATTTTTTGAAAAAATAATTTTATAATTTTAAATATATTAAAAAATTGACAATTTAAAAAAATTGCATATAATTAAAGAAAAAGGTCGTAAATTAATAATAAAAAATCTCAAATGTGAGCATATTTCGTAAGGGAATCTTTCAATCAGTCGTTTTGCCAATGTTTTATCTAAGTTGAGCATAAAAAAAGGTCGTAAATTGATAAATAAAATAGAAAATGCAAAGGAGAAAAATAAAAATTGCTTACAAAATTAAAAAAATTACTTTTACTGATTGGTTTGATTTTGACAAAGAATTTTACTTAATTATTGATAATCAAGAAATTTTTATTAACCGCGGAAGGAATAAACGAGATGTTGAAGAATTTTTAAATAAGGTCAAAAATATAAATTACAAAGATGGCTATTTTAAATTATGGGGGAATTCTCAACATCCCCTTGATGAATTAGATAAAAGTTTATGCCCTTATCCTGCATTTACAAATATAAAAAAAATTGCTTCTAATGTATGGGAATTTATGGGAATTCACAATTATCTTCAAGAGGGTTATCATAGAGGATTTTGTTTTATCATTTGGAATGAAAAAATTGCTAAAAAAATTGAAAATTTTCTTTCAGAAATTTATAGAAAATTTTATTCATTCTCAACCAACCAATAAATAAAATGAATCCAATAAATAAAATGAATAATAATCATAGCATAAAACAAGAAGTTTTTATTATCATTAATTCGCATATTTTGAATGAACTCAAAAAAAAGAAAATTACCCCCCTTGAAGCGCTTTTGCTCGGTAAAATTATGTTTCTTTGTCTTGCCAACAAGCATTATGAATGTTGGGCTTCTAACAAATATTTAGCAAAGTTATTTGGAATTTCAGAGGTCTGGGTATCAAAAACTCTTGAAAAGCTTGAAAAATTTGGCTATATTCAGAGAATTTATCCATCAGAAAACAAAAGGATAATCAAATTTTGCTTTTCTCCGAATTCGGAAGGGCTTAAACTAGAGTTTAAGGGGGGCTTAAACTCTAGTTTAAGGGGGCTTAAACTAGAGTTTAAGCAACAATACAATATACAATACAAAGAAAAAAATAAAAAAAATATATATAAAACCGAAAAGCAAATGAAAACACCGAAAAGTAAAGTAAGATCTTACTTCATTAAAAGGGGAAATACTATTATCTTTGTTTGTCCTTCTTGTAAAAGATACTGTCCTGTTCAGAATACTGTTTCGGTTGCTCCACAAGTTTTTCTCTGCTTAGATTGTTATCAGGAAAGGAAAAAATTTATCGAAAAATTACGTTCTTTTAAAGAAAATTTCAAAGAAAAAACTGAAATTTTAACTCCCGGTGAAAAAACTGATATGGTAGTCGAAAATTCGAGAATTGAAAGAAAATTGAAAAGTAAAAAAGGATAAATGTTTAAAAAATATAAAAAAATTGAATATTTTTAAATACTTGACAAATTAAAAAACATGCTTTATAATGATTTATATAAGATACAAGGTCGTAAGTAAGTTTAAAAGTAAAACAAGGTCGTAAGTAAGAAAAAAATCAAAATGAATATAAAAAAATTACTTTATCAAATCAAAAGGTTAATTAAAAAATTAACAAATGCAATCTCGTGGGAAATAGATTCTTTACTATATCTCGAATATGAAGATTCTGAGTTAGATTTTCTTCTAAAAAGAAAGAAAAGATTTAACTTAAAGAAAATTTTAAGAAGAATAAAGCTTTATTTCTTATATACTTTGTATTTCCCACTCAAAACCTTGAAAAAACTTTATACAAGTAGGTCGTAAATAAGTTTAAAAGAAACAAGGTCGTAAGTAAGAAAAAAAATAAAAAAAACCACAAGTTAATATGGATATACAACAGATCAAAAATATCATACAAAACAACGACTTAGTTGAAATTAATTTTGACTTTAATGAGGGCATATTAGAAATAAAAACTCCTAATTCTTATGAAAAAATAGAAGAGTTTTATGATGAAAAATTGTTTGATGAAGTCAAATATAATATCCTGGAAGATTATTACCCACACAATTATACAACTGGAGGAATTATAGTTTATCCAGTAGATTTTGATAAAACGAACGATGTTGTGATTAAGATTGGAGAAATAGACAATGAGAAGGAGTATACAAAGGAAAAATTTTATTTTTTTAAGATAAATTTATTCAAAGATAAAACCTCCGAATTTTTAAAACAAATCGAAAAAATTGATTTCTTTTTTAATTTTTCAACTGAAAATAAAGAGATAAATGAATTGATAAACAAAATTAGAATAAATGATTTTGAGAGAGTATATTTTGAAATCCCCTTTGATGATATTGATGATTTTAGCGGATATCAAGATGTAATAATTGAAATTGACAATGAAAGTAAATCATTAAGGATAGAATATGAAGTTCTTCCAGATTTCTTAAAAACCTTTAAAGAATATTATTCGCAGATGTCAAAAATAATCAACGCTAAATTTATATTTGATGATTTAAATTCTATTCTATTTTTCCCTATAAAAATTGACAAAGATTTATTTTTTGAGATTGGAATAATTGTTGCTTATCATGGAAGCGAGAAGATTTTCGTAAATTACACAAATAATTATTTTTACTATGGAAGATTTTATTTTTACTCATTAAATCAAATTATTCAAAAAATTAGAAAACATTTTTTAGGGTCGTAAATTAAAAAAATAAATACGCAAAATGAATAAAAAAGAAGTTGATAAATGGGAAAAGTTATATGAAAAAGTTTTCAATCTTTTTATAATTTTCATCTTCTTTCCGTGGTATGTCTTTATGATTATTAGATTTTTACTCAATTTTTAGTCGTTATTAAAAAACATAAAAAAATGTTCCTAAAAAAATACGAAGTTAATTACAAAATACCGATTAACGACAATAGAGAAGAGGAAGGAATGATTGAACTTTTTGTAAGGGACGAAGCTGAATTAAAATATCTTGTTCCTCAAAAAATTGTTGAAGATATAGGCTTTTCTAACAAAGAAGAAGCAATTGATTTTGTAAAAGAAATTATGAAACAAGAAGATTTTATTTGGATTAAACGAAAACCTGGAATTTTCATATGTGACGTTTGCGAAAAAGAAATAAACCACTTATCAATGCTTTATAAAATCTCAATTTTTATTAATAACGAAATATCTTCACAAATTGATATTTGTGATGATTGTTATAACAAAGTTTATGAAATTATTTCAAATTTTAAATATGAAATCATAAAAAGGTCAAAAGAATTAAAAGAAATTTCCTAAAATGGACAAAATCAAAACCTATGAAAAAACAATAAATTGCCGAGGCTGTGGAGAAATTATGAACGTAATTGTTTTAGTAGATGACGAAGGGAACGAGGAATATCAAGACATATGTAATTTTTGCGCTGAAGATTACTTTATTAACCATGAAAGAGATAGATTGAGAGAAGAATTAGGAGAAGGATTTCAAACTTGGTCGGAGTTATTAAATCAAAAAAAGATGGATGAAAAATTAGGAAGCAGGCAATATGTTAAATTAGAACCTGCTCAAAAGATTTTTAATACACTTGTAATGACGCTTGGTTCTGATTGGCTTAAAGAAAATCTTAATATTCCTGACAAACTTAAAAATTTAGTTGATTTATCAGTTGAATTAGCAGACAGACTAGTTGAAAAACTTTACGAAGAACAAAGGTCGTAATTAATTAACAAAAAACATGGGAAAAAGATTTTTTAGCATTGTAGAAATTGCTAAACTTTTAGGGACAAAATATTCAAATGTTTGGGTAATTGTTAAAAAACTTGATATTAAATATCGTTTCCGAGGCTTTAGGAAGAAAGAATATGATATTGTTGATTTTATTGAAAAACTTAAACAATATAATCCTGATTTTTACAAGTTAAATGAAGAAAAACTTTTGTCAGTTCTTAATGGAGAAAAAGAAAAATGAGAAAAACAAAATATATTAAACTTTCAAAGCAAAAAAAGGAAATAATTAGAAATGATATAAAAATAGTTTTAACTCTTGAAATCTTTAAAGAAAGAAAAAAAGAATATTTCTTAACCATAAAAGAAAGGGGGAAAGATGATTTTATTTATTCAACCGAAACTTTTAGAAAATTTTATATAAAACCATCAATAAAAAATTTTCAATTTTTGTCATTAAGACCAGGATTAATTTTCTTTAGTATGAACAAGGAAGTTTTTTTTATTTATGAAAAATTACCAATTTCCGGAACAGAATTAGAGATTTGTTTAAAAAAGAAAGAAAAGAAAAGTTTAATAAATTTTCCTAAATTCAAAAAAAGATTTTGCATAGACCTAAAAAAGGGCAAATTATTAAGTATTCCTCAAAAATTAAAAAAATGAGAAAAACAAAAACTACAAACTATATTAGAGGAAGGAATTTTGAATATAGAGTGAAGAAACTTTTAGAAAAAAAAGGTTATATCGTTTTTAGAACTGCTGGCTCTCATGGACTATTTGATTTGATTGGAATTAAGAATTATGGAAGTTTTTTTCTTTTTGGATTTTGGCAATTAAAAAAGAATATTACAGACAAACAAGCAAAAAAATATCTTTACGAGATTTTATCAGAATTAGAAATACCTATAAATGACTTTGTAGTTTCTAACCCTCACTTTATTAATGAAAAAAGTAAAACTAAAGAGATATGTTGTTATTTAAGAAATCCAGAATTTTCTGTATCCTTCGGAATAATTTATATATCCTCAAAAAGAAAAGCAAAAAATGGGTGAAGTGCAAAGATTTTTAGAAGAAAAAATCATATCAGAATTTAGAAAAAGAAATTACAATGTTAAAACTTCAGATTGGATTATTCTTAGAATTCTAAAACCATCTGAAAAAACAAAGCAAAAATTGAATCTTCCAGATGATTTTAGATATTACGTAATGCTTAATTTAAAAACGAAAGAATTGACATGTGACTGTTTGGGCTTCTTAACTCATAAAAAATGTAAGCATGTAAAATACTTTAGGTCGATATTAAATTTAATCAACGCAGATGGGAATAGTAAGTGAATTCTATCAAAAAAGATTGCAAAAACTTGAATTTGAATTTGTAAAGTTTAATCAAGATAATCCTAAAACGCTCAAGTTGTTTAATGCTTTCAAGGTCAAACATTTGAAAAATCCAAGAACTGGTGAAATGAACGAAGTTTTATTTGCTTTAGTATTTGATAAAGACGAAGGAAAATACAAGGTTTTTCCAACAAGTTCTTTGGACATGATTAAGGTTTTTTATGAAGTTGAACTTTCAGTTGAGAAACCTGAATTGAAAGCATTTTATGTTGAAGGAGATATTATTAAAGTTGCAAGAAAAAGAATAGCAAGTTCTTTTGGTTTTCAAACTAAGTATATTGTTGAAAAAATTGGGCATGAGGAAATTTCTGAAGTTGATAAAGAAAAAATTAAAAAGTTTTTAGGTACCAGAAAAACAGGTTAAAATAAAGGTAGGTCGTCAGATTAAAGCCTAAAATTCAAAAATGAGTAGTAAACGCCCCTTTAGGGGGGCATTAATAGCAGGAATTTTACTCATTTGTTTTTATCTAATTTTATACGCTTTAATTGGAAACGGAAACAAGATTACATACGAGAACGAAAAAAACGTTGAAAATGGTACAAGTATTGAGAATACAAATGAAAGCTATTACGAAAACTTAATAAACCAGTTAATTGAATGTGAAAGCTCTCACAAAGAGTTAGCTATTAATGTTAAAGATAAAGACGGAACTGCTTCTTTTAGCTATCTACAATGGAAACCAGAAACATTTAGAGAATATGCTCTTAAGTATGGAGTTATCGGTGAAAAAGCAAGTTGGAATTGGATTATGACAATTATCTGGGATTATAAGACAAATAAATATCTTGGAATTCAAATTTTAAAGAATGAACCAGAAAAAGCAAAGAATTTATGGCCAATTTGCTGGAAAAAGATTAAAAAGTAAGTCGGAGTTAAAAAGTTAAAAAAAATGGAATTAGAAAAATTTGACGAAAACAGAAAAAAAGAACTTGAAGAAAAACTTACACAAATTTTATGGAACATTAGAGAAGTTGCCTCTGACATACTACATTTTATAGAAGCATATAAAATCAAAGGAGGACATTTTGAAATTTTCTTACTCGAATGTATTTACGAAATGACTATGGCATTATTTGAAACAATTCAAACTATCAAAAAGAAATTAACACAGGTCAAAATTTAAAAATAAAGTCAAAATGAAGAAAATAACCATTCTTTCGCCTCTTAAAAAAGATAAGAACCTGAAATACCTATGGGAACCAATTAGATTTTTATATCAAGCTGGTAAATGGAAGAAAATATATGAAACTGAAGAACCTTATTTAAATGTTAAAATTTGGGCTAAAAATAGTGGTCTTTCGATTAAAAATTTTCTTTTAAAAGTTGTAAGTAAAAGAAAGAATTAATATAATTGAAGTAGGACAAAACAACTAAAAGGAGGGATGAGTCGTGCTCAAAAAATTGCTTGCCGACTACTGTCGTAGGACGTACTTTGGTAAGGAGGAACAACCTGTGCAGGTAGGAGTATATCGTCCATCTGTCCTTTCGTGGAGTTGCCTCCGCAAACAATACAACTACTACTTCTATTTTGACAAGAAATCACCCGAAGAAATACCAGACGATATCGTCTTGCTTCTATCTGGAGGTATTGTCTTTCACCGGCTAATCCAATCTCTCAAGCTTGATGGAAAACGCTACTGGAGTGCTGTAGAAGTTCCCTGCTCTATAACTGTAGAAGCACTTAATGGTTCACAAATTACTATCCTTGGACATGCTGATGCTATCTGTGGTAGTGGTATAGAAGCCAAGGTGTATGAATTCAAGCATGTACGACAAATTCCGTCAAAACCACTATTTGAACATGTCCTGCAACTTAACTTCTATCTTGGAGCCTTACAAATTCCTCATGGAATACTTACCTATGTGGGCTATGTTCCATCTGGAGGTTTAGACATCAAAGAGTATCCTCACACCTTCAGTCATTGGCACTTTGAACATCTTATAAATCGAGCAATTACACTTCATACCTTGCTTGTCAACAAAACTCCTCCTCGTTGTTCCTGTAAAAATCGCATTCACGAAATCGAAATCTTATAAGGAGGTGATGCGTAATGCGTCTCTTTCCATTAATTCAACCTTACTTTGAACATCTTCCCTACAACAAACGAAAAGCCGAAAAGATTGATGTTGATTATCCAATTCCATATCCTCAAGGAATTCCTCGTACATTTCGCAAATTCTGCTGCTTCGTAGGTGTAAAAACTCCAAGAAGAGGAGTGTTAATGGGAGCAGGAACTCTTGTCTTCACAACTGGTATAGTTGGTATCCTTACAGCTGCACATCTACTTGAAGAAGTCACAGAAGGAATTGATGTTTCCTTCTTCCTCCCTTCCAACGAATGGTACGAAATCATAATTCCAACTTCCTATATCGTAATCAAGAATGATGAGCTGGATATCGCCCTATTGAGAACTCCAGCATTACCTCCATTCTATCAACCTGTAGAAATTGGATGGGAAAACTATTCTGTAATATCTACTGACCTTTACGCTTTTGGATGTCCAGCAGGAATATTCGGCTATGTCTGGAAACCTAAACTCCTTACAATTGCAGGAGGCATAATCTACACTAAAGGCCTTGCATGTCCAGGAGTATCCGGTGGAGGTATCTTCACCAAAGTTGGCAACAAATTCTACTTATGGGGTGTCCATATGGCAATTCACCTTGGCTCTTATACTCTCCTTTCAAGAACTGTAAAACTTGAGCTTAAAGAAGACTCCTAACCCTGCCCAGCGCTGTTCCCTGCCACCAGCCTTTTAGGGGGGTTTACATACCCCCCTTTATTTTCGCACCAGATAAGCTGAAAAACCCAGGAAGGTATAAATATACCTACCCTCAAAAAATGTTTTATCTGATGCAATTCTACGAGGGGTTATTTTTAAAAATGTAGATTTTAAGCCCATTTTTAAAAACTTTCTTAAAAGCTTAAAAAATATAGATTTTAAAAGGCTTTTTACACATTTTAACCTCCTTTTAAGCTTTCTAAAACCCTAAACAATGTAAATGGCCCTCCACAAAGGAGGACCATTTACAGGTTATAATGGTAAAGGGGGAACCCCCTATACCATTATTTTGTCTTTTTTCTTGTACTTTTTCGTCTTGCCATTTTAGCTTATTTCTTAATAACGACCTTATTCTTCAAGTTCTTCTTCTAATAATTCTTCTTCCTCTTCAGCTTCCAATTCTTCTTCAGAAGTTGGTTCTAAAATTTCTTCCTCTTGCATGATAAATTTAGGTTTTAATTACGACTTATTTGTTTAAAATTCCATTTTTGATTGTNCTTTTACCTACATCCCATACTCCTGCAGCAGATAGACCAAATATTGTTCCTACAAANATAACGGCAACAGGACTTGAAATTGCTCCGTATAGATATGCCCAAAAAGCATATACAAGACCCCAAAATATGCTAATTACAGGTGCAAAATCATTTACTGTTTCCTCATTCACAAACCTTTTTAGAATCCTTTTTGAAACTTCAGTTAAACCAATCACAATACCCCATATGATTGCACTTGAAACTGTAAGTTCAGATAGAGTGTATGGAAACTCTTCCATGATTCTAAAAACTTAATGACGACCTTTATAAATTTTATTCCAAAGATAATTAAAAAGTAAGCCTATTCCTGATAAAGATAGTTGCCCTGAAGAGACAGTTTTAGCGTAATTGTTATACTTTCTTACCCAATCAAGTTCAGTTAAAAGCCAATCTTCTAATCTATCATTCAAACTTTTAAATCCACATATTCTTACTAAATTTTCAGCATATTTGAAAGGATTATTTCCATCTTCTTTAGGAGCCCAAACTTTAGCAAATTCCAAAATTGTAGATTTTCCATTAAGTTTTGTTCTCGTATTCCCTTTAACTTTTTGTTCTAAATCCCATACTAAAGCCTTAAAGCCGTCTAATTCTGTTTTAAATATTGCAAAACCATTTTTTCTACCAATTTGAAAGGGAGAATATCTTAAACCTCCAGGATTTTTGTTTTCTCGTAAAGTAATTGCTTTAGGATTCCATTCATTAGTCCATCTATTCCACCCACTTTCAATTTGACAAATTGCTTCAGCAACTCTATAAACAACCTTTAAGCAGTTTTCGTTAGGATCAATAAAACCATCAAGTTTATTATCTACATTAGCATATTTTTCACCATAATTCCAGAAATAAGCATAGTTTCCAGTAGGAGAAATTTTTCTGATAGAGAAATGAAGATGTTGCCAATATGGTCTTAAATTTTCCTGAATTGAACGTCCTTTGGTATCTTGATGACCTAAAACTTGTCCAAATTTAACTAAATCTCCTTGTTTAACTTGAAGATTGTCGAGATGAGAAAAAACATATTCATAACCATTAACATCATGAATGATTACAGTCCCTTCATCATGAATAAATGGATTAACTTTATAAACTTTAGCAGTATCATAAACAAAACTTCCTATTTCATCTCCATCTCCAACTGAAATATCAATTCCGTTATGATAAGGTACGTTGAATTGTTTAGAAAGTTTTTCGTCGTATCCGTAATCTGTAAGGAGTAAAATCTCTTTGAGTTTAAATGGAAATCTCCACATTATTTTTTAATTTCATTTAACCTTGTTTCTATTCTTGTTACTCTTATTTCTAAATCTTTTAAAGATGTTTTAATTTCTCCNAAATCTTTTTTAATTTCATGTAAATCATTATATTGGCTTTTTGAAAGTTGTTCTATTGTTTTTGCTTGATAATTCAATTGTTCTTTTAAAATTTCTGTTGTAATTTTTTGTTCTGTAATTGGACTATTAAAAAAAATAAACAAAGATAAAACACTCCCAATAAGTGCTAAAATAAATGAAATTTCATTGAAAAGAACTTTCCTAATTTTTTCTGTATTATTGTTTGCATTATTGTTCATTTTTTACTAAAACAAAATAAAATTTACCTTCTTGACCCATTAAAACCTGTAAAAGATGATATTTTTTCTGTAAAATAAGATAAGAAACAAGTTTTTTTCTTGAAGTAATAACTATTGGTTCATCTGGTTTATAAAAACCCACAAAAAATTCTTTATCTCCCACTAAATTTACAACTTTAACAATTTGTTGATTATTTTGTAATCTTTCTTCTTTATAATTCATTTTCAGAAAATTATACCATAATTTTTCGCATCTTTAATAATTTCTTTAATTTTTTCTAATCCTGAAAGATTTTTTTCTAACAAATAAGCCTTAACGTATTCAGACCTTTCTTTAACTTGTTCAATAACTTCTTCTGGACTATTTCCTATTGCTATTATACTACAAATTGAAGTAAAACCAGGAACAGCATAATAGGCATCTCCAAATTTAGAGGCCATTCTAAACTTTATCCATTGTCTTAATTCTTTTGGAAAACTTACTTTTAACCAATGATTTTGTGCCCATTCACTTTCAAAAGCAACTCCCCCACCATATTTTGCTTTATATTTTGGTATAACTTTTTCACCAGTTGCTAAACCATAAACAACCTCAGTATAATTTTCAATAATTTCTGTTTGTAAAGCAGATACAACTGGTGCTGCTAATCTTATACAAGGGTCAATTAAATATGATTTTTTGTCTTTAGTGACAATAACCTCCGTTGAATAGAAAAACCTATAATTCAATTTTTGCAAAATAACCTTAAGTTTATCATCAATTATTTTTAAAACTTCAGGATATTCATTTTCATTAACAATTTTGCCAATATATCCTGCTCCCTTAAGTTCAAAACCATACATTGTAGGATAAAGAATTTCATTTTCAAAAAAAATATGATCTCCTCCTGATTCTATACCATCTAAAATTTCTTCTGCTAAAAATTCTAAAATGTGTTGTTCTGGGCCAGTTTCATAAGCAATATGGTCTAAAAGAGGCTCTGAACTTTCCCAATCAATATGTCTGAAGGTTTCAATTGTTCCTCTAAAGGTATTTAACTTAACAAAATATTGTTCTTTTGATTTTCGTAAAAACTCCCTTAAATTTTGTAATCCCTTTAAAACAAAAGTTTTTTGTGTTGGCAAGCCTAAATTTTTTTGAATTTTTCTTCCGAAAACCCTATTAAGTTCTAAAATTTCTGCTTGTCCTGGCCCAGCAACCTTATAACCTTTTGCTTTTAGAAATTCAACTAATCCTCCTGTTAAATTGTCAGGAATAAAAATAAAATCAACTTTATCAACATACTTCCAAAAATCAGAAACCCTAATTAAACCATCAAAATCCTGCCCAATTAAAGAATTTTCAATTTTAGGAAAAGCACTTTCCCAGGGAACATAATAATAAACTTTTGCCAAATCTCTTGCTAATCTTGCTGCTTGTTCTGTAAATAATCCCCAATCCCAAACAAGACAAGTTTTATTAGAAAGTTTGCTCATTTTTAAATATTCCAAAATATTTTTTATCTAAGAACTTCCTTTGAAATGTTATAAATCATTTTTTCTATAACTGGTGATACTTTTTTACCAATTTCTTCTATCTTTTTTGCCGTTTCTTTTCCTATACCTTCAACTAAAAATTTTTGCCCTCTTTTGGAAGATACAAATTTGCTTATTAAATAATCGGTAGCAAGTAATTTTAATGCAAGAAAAGGATTAATAGCAGCTGTTCCTGCAGCTATTATAGGTCTTAAAAGAAATGCTGTTTGAGAACCTTCTTCAATTTTTCCTAATTTGCCAAGAGCATTTACAAGAATTCTTAAAGAATTTAACATTTCCATTTGTTTAGGTGTTAAAATAAGCCTTAATTTATCTTCACCAATTCGCTGAATTTCTCTTTCTAAAGCTCCAGGGACAAGATTTTCATTTCTTTTGGCATTACTTAAAATTATTTTTAATGTTCCTGCTTGTATAGAAGGTAATGCTTTTTTACCGACAATTTCTAAAATTTTCGGAACATCTTCAACTGGCGTTACTCTACTTAAAATTACCGGTAAAATTTTACTGGGTTGTTCTCTTAAGCGATGTATTTTTTTACCATAAGCGCTATTAATTCTTTTAATTCCTTCCTGATAAAATCTATTTGCTTCATCAACAAGTTTAACCAATTCTTTATTTCCAAGTTTTTTAACTTTATCATCAAGATCTTCGCTCATTATCGTTATCATTTTTTTCAAAAGTCCTCTATTACCAGCAATAAATGGGTCGGAAGGAAATTTTAATCTATCATTTAATTCGATAAGAGCATTTCTTAAATGCTGAATAGTTAAATTTTTATTTCTTAATCTTGATAATTGTTCTTCAAAAAAAGAAAGGCCCGTAGGAATAGGAGTAGCTTCTTGAGCTATTTTTTTTCTTTCAATAACTTCTTTTAGAAATCTAATAGTTCGTAAAGGTCTTATCCTTTTATTTTTTTCATCAAGCATTTGCTCTAATTTTTCATAAAGTGCATTTTTAGTTTTTAACCATTCATCTCTAAACTTGTCAAAGGCTTGGACAATTTTTTGACCGATAACTGTCAAATCATCTGTTTCTCCTGTTTGTTTTACCAAATTGTCCGCAATTTGATTAATTTTTTCTTTAGCTAATTGAACTTTTTGTCTTAATTCGGCTCCCCAAAATCCTTTAGCAACAGTAGATTCAATCAGGGGTATAACCTTACTTTCAACTTTAGCACTTGCTGGTAAATCTATTTTTAATTTTTGTGCCTCTCTAATAACATCTTCTTTTACAGTTCCACGTAAATTTTTAAGAATTTTTCCCACTCCCTTTCCTAATCCTCCTAATGCTCCTATCGCACCTGCAGATAATAATCCAGATTGAATAGCTGAAGGAGTAATTTCTTCTCCTTCTTTGATTGCTTCTAAGGTTCCGTAAGTAGCACCCAACATTCCTGCTTCTGCCATTTTTTTAAGAATGTCAGGTCTTCGAGCAAAAATTTTTTGAAAAAATTGTGTAAGAGGAGTTAACTTTTGTATTCCACTAATTGCTTTAGTAAGTTGAGTTGTAGGAATAATATTTAAGGCAGTAAGTCCTGCTGAAGCTAAAAATTCTTTAGTTCCCACTCCACCTGTACGAAGTTGTTGAGTTGTTCCGGGAGCAATTATACCTTCTTTTTCCATTCTCTCTAATTCCTTAAATGTTTCTCTCGCTCCACCTAACTTTTCGGGTAAAATAGCACCAATTTCCCCTGCTAATCTTCTTGCAAATTTTTCCATTCCTAAAAATTCACCTACATCCTCTAAAAATGTCTTGGGCATTTCTGATATTATTGGTTTAGATGATTCAACAACTGGTTTCGCTCCTAACGAAATCAATTCTTCATACGTTAATCCTTCTCTATTTACATCAACAGGTTTTGCACCTTTTTTAACTAATTCTTCATAAGTCAATCCTTGTTTATTTTGCGGTTGTTGTGAAATTGCCATTATTTAATTGGATAATATCTTCCGTCAGGCCCTAATTGATATATTATACCGCCATATTCCATCCTTTGTGGATAATTTGTAATTTGTCGAGATTTTTGAAGTAAATTTATTTCTTCATCAGCTCGTTTTGTTATATTTCTTAATACTCGTTCAATTTCATTTAAAGTTTTTTCTAATCTTGAGCGAGATAAACCTATATCAAGAGTTCCTAATGTTGATTGAAGAACATTTAATTCTCTGTCAGATAAAGCACCAAATCCTGTCGCACCTGTAGGAGATGCCGCTTTTAATTGCATAATTTGCTGTAATGCTACATTTGATTTAATAACATCTAAAATTTTAGATAATTCATAAGCAGGTGTTTGAGGAACATTTTCTAATGCTTTACCCAAAATACCCGTTGATAATAGCCCTAATCTTTTTTTCGCTTCTTTAATATAATCTAGCGCAACTTGAGAAGTGTTTTTAATATATTGTGCCATAGATATTTTTTCCTTATTTGGTATCACCATACCTACTAATTCTCTCATTGTTGTTCCTATAGGAACTCCTAATTCTATCGCCTCTTTAACAGATAACATTTTATTTAATTCTTTTTCGATATCACTTGTCTTTGTTCCTTTCGCTCCTAATTTAATTCTTGAAATTATTCTTGTTTCACCAGTAACTGGATCAATCGAATAAGTAATTAAATAAATACCGTCTTCTAATTCTTCCACTCGTTCTTTAATTATAGGTTTTTCTTCCTTTTGTCGTAATCTCTCTAATTCTGCTTCTTCTCTTTTTGTTTTTTCTCTTTCTGCTACTATTGTTCTTAAAAGAGCTAAAATAGGCGCAACTTCTGTCCTTTCAGTTTGTAAAATATTACTCATAATTGAGAAAATTTGTGATGGCTCTGTTTTCATAAAACTATAAGTTAGATTTGCTAAATTCTGGTTTTTCTTATTTTCCAACTCTGATAATTCTCTTTCGTGAATTTCATTTAATCTTTGCATAGCAGATAAAACTACTGGGTCATCGGGAGAAAATCCTCTTCTTGTCCAACTTCCTAAAAGTTGTTCTTTTTCAAGATTTTGCTTTTCTAAAAGTTCTCTTTTTGCATCTTCAAATTGTGTTTTAATTGTCTCTTTTAG